GCGGTCTGCTCAATCTTGCTGCTACCATCTTCGTTGTAAATTGCAGATGACATATGCTCAATATCGCGCGTCAATTTATTTGCTTTTCCACGCAACTGAATGAGTGATGTATTTATACTATTGATTTGGCTTGTGCGTGTTGCGTCCTGCTTGCTTGTGTATGTATCAAGTGCGTTTTGCACACCCTTGAAGCTACGTTCTAACACATATGATCTGATTGTGTTTTTATCGGTTTTAATTTCGATATAATCGCCAATTTCAATCCAAGGCATTGCAGTGCATACTATTTTTGCCGGTGTATATACATAACCATTTACAATGGAATATACACGCTGCGCTATAGAATCCATTTGCGCCACATTCTTGCCATATAACAGGAAATTGCCTTCAACGATATAAGCATTGGTGCCGGTGCCATATATTGCGCCGATATCGTCTGCATCCTCACGCAAAACTACTTTATCAATTGTTGTAACTTGATATTTCTTATAATCAATTGATTTGTAATCTTTAGTATTAAATGTAGCCACCGGCAAACTTTTTGATAATTCCTTAAACCGGATTACATTATCAAAATCGCAATAGCAATATCGTCCATTTAATGTGGCAATAGCAATTAATACATCCTTAAGCGCCAACTCTTGTGGGGAAATAGTTCTATCAATTACCATGTCACCAAGCGGCAATCCATTCACATTCAATGTTATGCCATTAGCAACCAACTTTGATGCAAGACTATTGGCAAATGCTTGCATTTTAATTGGCATTGATACGGAATTATACCAATCGGCAACATCCATATCATTTACTGTTGCCATTGCATCATATGCAATAATGGTTGATACAATATCATCATTAGTGCTTTGCTTTACTTCTGAAATTTTGCCGCGAAACAAAGTAATATTTGCGGTTGTATCGCCAAACAATTCTGCATTCGCTTCGACTTTGATATCTTGGCCAATAATATTGGCATCAAAATATTCGATTGAAACGCTTAACTTTTTGGCTTTACATCCGGCAAAAGTTAATTGTGCAGAATCTTCCAATACTTCGGCAATCTCAATGGATTCCTCCTTGATAGCCGAATTTAAGAATATCTGCACATTTTCGCCATTGCCTATTGTTACTTTGTAGTTCTTATGCGCCAAATCAGAAATCCATATGTTTTTATCGTTTTCTGAATAATTACGCATCAGTATTCCTCCACATTAACTGTGAATCGCATCATATAATCATCCCAATTAGCTGCCCTATTTCGTACCGGTGAAAAATCAAAATAATAATTACTTGATATATCATCATTTGAATAGTTATCGGTCAAGGTTGCTTCAACGAATGCGCTGGATGATGCAGTTTTACCGGATTCTATGGCATCAACAAATGATTCATAGTCTTCCATAGTCTTGAAAAACATTTCAAAACTTCCACGCATCTGTGTGCGCTTTAACTTTTTGTGTGTGCGTCCATCGCCATCATCCCATGTTGCAAATACATCTACATTCTTAATGGAATATGTACCGGCAATAACATGGCCGCTAAAATCTACATTGCCAATCTTAAATACTGCCATGTTGCCTCCTTAAATAACAAACGCGCTTGATCCGGTTGATTTGAAATAACTGCGGTTTTCATCACGCACCATGTTGAAGATTCCTTTTGCATCACCTTCAAGCAATACGCTAACGTTTCTACCATCTGCAATGATTGGCAGATATGTTGCAAGTAAATCAAGCAAACTGCCATTGCCTGCAATCGCTGATTGATTCAATGCACCATGCTGCACACTCGCAATTGCTCCGGTTGTAAAATCTGATGCAATAGAACCGTTTAATTCATCCATTGCATTTGTGATATCGTTTTGGCCTGCATCAATACCATTTGCCAAACCTTCATCGATAAATTCGCCGTATGAATAAAACAATTTTGATGGTGAAGCAATACCAAAGAAATCTTTGAATCCATCTGCAATATCACTTGCAATATTTCCAACAGTATCGGCCACGCTGGATGCCATTGATTTAATACCATCAATTACACCCTGCATGATATTTTTACCAATTTCTCTCATATCATTAAATTGGTCGCTAAAACATGATTTTATTCTGTCGATGATTTCGCCAACACGGGAGCCGATATCACTAAATACTTCAGATGAAACAAGCCCCTTCAGAAATACAAATCCCAATTCAAGGCCGTTTTCTTTTATTGTTGGCCATCCTTCTTGGAATCCTTCAACGATTGCATCTATGATATCCGGCATGCGTGACATTATATCAACTATAATGAGTGGAATTGCTGCGATAAGTGCACTTAACAATTCAAGAAATGCAATCATCATATCCGGATAACTTTTTTGGAATACTTCGATGAATGCATAAATTATATCCGGAAGAATCTTCATAAGTTCTTCAATAACCACCGGTATAGCCTCAACAATCGCCATTATCAATGTTGTAGCTGCTTTTAATAGCGTTGTGGTACTATTCGACAAAAACAACATGATGCCTTCAAGAATAGCCGGCAATGCATCAATAAGAACCGGCAACGCTGCAATAATTCCGGTTGCTAAACCATCAATTAATGCTACTGCCGCATCCAATAATGCATCGGTATTGTCAAAAAACGTTGTAATAAAATCAACGATTGCTTGCACCATTGTTGGTATTAATGTTGGTGCCGCACTTGCCACACCCTCCACCAATGTTGTAATCAATGACAAGCCCACTTCTGCAATCAATGGCAGCATTTCAGCTATCATTGTCACAATGCCCACAACTACTTCCATCAATGTTGGCATCATTTCCGGTAACGCCTGCAGTAAACCACTTGCCAAACTCATAATAAGTTCGCTTGCGGCTTTTAAAATCTGTGGAGCAAGCTTTGAAATCATGCTAACCAATTTAGGAATCATAGTGCTAAAAGCATTTGTTAGTGATTCTATTCCTGCTGATATTTGCGAATCTGCTCCATCTGATCCAGAGAACATACCCGCCAAACCATCCATGATTTGTGATATCCCCGGAAGCATTGTGCTTGCCATTTCATTAACAGTACCCTGCATTGCAGTTTGCACATTGGTTAATGAATCTTGAAACGTCGCCGCGTCTGCTACTGCTTCATCTGACATTATGCCGCCAAGTTCTTGCAGTTCGTTTTTGAAATCATCTAAAGTGGTTTCACCCTGCAATAAATTAGCCATTGCCATTGCAGATCGTGCGCCAAACAACTCTGTGGCTAATGCGGTTCGCTCTGTTTCATCATCCAATGCCATAACTGCATTCAATGCATCATACAATGAACCTTCAAAACCACTGCTTGCCAATGTACGCGCTGCCATTGTAAAGCTTTCAACGCTGAATCCGGAATGCTCGGCAGCAAATGCTAATGCTTGGTATTCATCAGCAGCAACACCAATTTTTACTGATTCTTTCGCGATTGTATCGCCTGCAAGGGCTGTGCTTGTGGCAGTATTCCAGATGGATGCGGCGGCACCGGTAACGGCGGCTGCTCCTGCTGCAATAACTGCTGCGGCACCTGTCAAAAATGACGAACCAAAACTATTACCGGTTTTTGTACCGGTTGCCCCAAGTTCGCTTGATATGTTATCTTGCAAACCATCGGCGGATGCGACTAATTGGACATAGGCCGTTGCAATTGTGTTTTCAGCCATTTTGCTTGTCCTCCATTATTTTGCGCCATGCGGCCATAAACTCTGCACCGGTCGCATAACTGGTGTATTCAACTTCTTTTTCCTGCTCCGTATGCAATAAGCTTTCAAGAATGGATTTAGGACGGTTCCGGTTCTTCTGTCCGTCTACGGTCTTACTCCACGCTATGAATGCTAATTCATCTGCTATCCGGGCAAGCAATAATTGATTCATGGGTATTTTCTGTTTACTAACAAACATTTTTACCCTTGAATCATTTTTCAAACCAAAACAAAAGGCCGCCACCTTATTTGGTGGCAAGCCTTCGTAATCGTAAATACTATATGTTTCGGCAAGGTCGCATGTTAGTTCATCCTCACATTCTGCAATGCAAAATGCAAGGAACATCAGTTTTTTAATTGCTTAACCGATTTAATCAATTCTGCAATGGTATTCATGAACACTTCAGCAGGCACAAAACCATCGTTTTTGCTTGCGATATGTTCGCATAATCTCTCTGAATCATCACCAATCAGCAAATCCGCAATTGCATGTGTTGCTTCCAACTTTTCATAGTCTGTCCCTTTCTGCGACTTGACCAATGCATGCGTGAAGCGCCAATCTGTTAAAATTCTTTCATCAATCTCTGCTTTGAATCCATCTTTAGTTTCAACACTAATCATGTTAGCCTACTTTCTGCGTATATTACGCGATATACTCATAATGGTATACACCATCGGTATCGGGTACTGCGGTGATGGTGATATCGTAACCGATAGCTTCATCATCTCTGTAATTAATTGTGCCAAGGTCTGAAATTGAACCATCGGGAATTACAATTCTCTTTGCTTTTCCACCCTTAAGAATCATTTCAAATACCCATGAGCCACGAGGCATATCATCTGCGGTTGCCTTAACGGTAATACCGGTTGAAGCAGTGCCGGTAACATTGCTTGCGCCATAGATTGCCTTAAGCACATCCTCATTAAGTGCCTCAATAAGTGTTACACCGAATGTATCTGATCTCTCGGTCTGCATAGATAATACAGTGTCGCCACCCCATGCCTTTACATTCTCTGAATTAGGTGAATTATCATTTGATACACCATCTTCTGAAGCATAACCAAGGCACGCAAATGCTGCGTCAAGTGCGCTGCTTGAATCTGTAGGAAGTGTACTTCCAATGGGTGCCCAATAGATTGCTCCACCAACCTTGGGCTTACCGGTTGAAACATTAGCTACTACGTTTGCCATGTTCGTATCTCCTTATCAATAAAATAAATTGTAATAACTTCTATACCGATATGCTTTGATATTGGTATTTGGTGCATCATTCCCGCCACCGTAACGGCATGCAGAAATGGTATCCAGTGCGGTTATACCGAAATCTGTATCAGTTCCCAACATAACCATTTTTAATTCATTATCAAGTGCGGCGGCCTCATACTTGCTTGGTGCATAGCAATGAAATTCAAGCGTTGCCGCTTCAATGTGGTTATCAATTCCGGATGCCATTTTCTGAATCATAATGAATGAATCAGAATGCTCCGCCGGCACTTCAAAACCAATTTCAATATCCGGCAATTTTGCTTTCAAATAGTTATAAACTATTAACTCAATCATTTTTAGTTCTCCTTGCAAATAACATGGCATCTATCGAATCCAACGAAGGTTGTATCTATTTCGCCTAATTGCGCCTCGGCCACTTTTTCAAGTTCCTGCATGATGTCGTTACTTTGAAGTAATGCAATTACACCGGCTTTTTTTAATTCAACCTTTTTTACAATGAATCCATTATCCGCCATATATTTCCACCTTCACTTGCGTATTCCATCTGCCCGGCACATTGGCGGCAGTTTGTGTTAATGGGAATCCATAAGTTTTGAAACGCTCTCCGCGAATCACAACTATTGTATCCTGCCAATTATGGTTATCCCCTTTAGGAATACCCAAAACAAAAATTAGCCTTTTGCCATATAGCTGCAACTCGTTTATGACCGCATCGGTACTTGGATTGCCAATTAACACATCTTTGATTTCTACTTCATTTTCAGTAAAAATCGGCGCTCCAAATGCATCGGTGCCATTTTTGATTTTTTCAATCAATATAACGGTTTCACCTTTAATCATTTAGAATGCCTCCTGCTATTTCCTGCACCGGTGAATATGAACCGATTCTGCTAACGCCTAATAATTTCTTATCAAGTTTCGCCAAATACAATTCACCAACGGCACCGGCATTGCTATATGTGAATGTCTGCGAATATCCCAATGCACTAACTGTGCCTTGTGTCGCACCAATCGGCATGCCGCTTTCGTCACCGTTTCCAATTGCGCGAATTACCATGCGGCAACTAACAATCTTTTTATTGGCTTCTGCTGCTTCTGAATTGTAAGCATCAATTATTGCAGCAGCATCATCCAATAGTGTTGCACACATGGTTTTCTGTTCATCGCTTAAAATTGACATTGTACGCACTTGAACATCATCTACTGTTGCATATGCCATGATTTGTTACTCCTTGGTTTTTCTACGCTTTGTTACTTTTTTTACTGTCGCACAAGGCACTTCCACCGGTACCACATCAGCTATAACGGCAGAGGCCAAAGTAAATCCCTTGGCCTCATACTCTGCTAATCTTGATTCATGCACCAATGTTATGCTATTTGTGCGCGGATTTATCATCCTAACACGCATAGGCAAAATTAATCGGTGAGAAGGTTGAAGCTATTAACATCAGCGCGGAATCCGATTTCGATTTCTGCTCTAATAGCTACCATATTCTGCTGCCAAAGGTTGATGCTCTGGCCGCTTCCAAGGTCAAGTGTAGCCTCGTTTGAAATGCTAATTTCAATACCTTCAACAGTGCCATATACTGCCTGTGTAAAGTCACCAACTACACCAACAACATTGCCTGCGTCATCTGCCTTGTAAAGTCCCTTGTTCATAACGGTCTTTGCACCAAGAACCATAGGTACTGCACCCTCTGAAACATTGTTAATGAAAAGAGGTCTGCCGGTTGAATCTACTGCGCCAAGAAGGATGCTTCTGCCCTGGGGAGCAAGTGCAACACCATTCATGATGCCGCCGTTAGCTGCGATATCTGCCTCTGCTGCAACAAGTGCTGCATAAGTTCCGGTTGAGATATCCTGTGCGGTAGCTGATGCGAAGGTATCGAAATTGCTTCCGGGTGCGTTAGTTCCACCAATAACGGTGTTATCAAACTTCTTTGCAAGTGCATAAGGAAGGCGCTTTACAAGTTCATCATAAAGGCCTGCTGCATCACGGATAAGTTCCTTTGATACGGTTTCAATAACTGCAAGCTTATAAGGCTGAAGCAGCTTTGATGCTACATTTGCATTTGATACGGGCTTCTTATCGGTTTCACCGACCCATGCTGCATCGGGATCACCCATGATTACGGGTACTGCAACGCCGGTGCCGGGGAGGTTAATCTGTCTTGCAAGTCGCATAATAGCTGACTGCTCCTGTGTCTTGGTGATGATTTCCTTTGAAATCTGTGCGGGTAAAAACTGCTGTCTGTTAAGATCTGCCATTTTTGTTTTCTCCTTTTTATCTGTTTAATGAATTTTTTACGAAGTCGGCGAATTGGTCGCGAGTGCTTCGTGTTGTGGGTGCGATTACTTCGCCACCATCTTTTACCATTGGATATGCGTTAGGCTTTGCAAATGCCATGATTGCTTCTGCCTGCGCTTTGCAAGTTTCCTCGGTATCACCAGTTAAAAGATTTTCCGGTATTCCGATTTCATTTGCTATTTTGTTTCTGATTTCAGCAACTTTGTTTGCATTTTCCATTGCGGTTAGTTTTTCCTGCAATGCGTTTGCTTTTTCGGTTGCCTTCTGAAGTTCTGATTTGCTTGCCTCCTCGATTTCGTCAAATCGTGCAGCCTTTGCTTTCAGTTCCTCATAATCAGAATATTTGGCGCTTTCTTTCTTCAATCTGCCTTCAATAATTGAATTAAGTTCTGATTGAGTAAAAGTGCGCTCCCCCTGCTGCATTTCAGCAGCATCGTTTGTTGCCTGCATTTCGTTTACAGTGTCCGCCATTGTTTTTTCCTTTCTATGGTTAAAGTATTTTTGCCATGTTTAAGGCACATGTTGCCAATAAAAAAGCACCCTTTCGGATGCTTTAATAAACTTAATCATTTAATTCTTCTGCTTCTACATTTTCAGCATACAATTCGCGTTTTTGCTCATTGATATAATCTTTATTTTCTTGATAAAATTCACGGCGTAAAGAATTGATTTTATCTTTTGAATTTTTTCCTTCGGCTTCATCGTATTGCTTTTTAAGTGCTTCCGGATCATATCCACTTACATTAGATTTTTTATCAAATCTTATAGCAAATTCGCAATTGCAGTTAGCATGAATATGTTCTGCGTGATTTTCTATCAGCTTTTGGCTTGCAGTCTGCCAACCACGCGATGAAATCGTTACACAAAAAGCGCATGCGCCTCCGTCTGGAATCCAAGCAAATTCTGCACCGTCACGCGCCGCATTTTGTATCGTTGTATCTGCTGCAACTTGTTTAACAAGCCTTTCAACAACTGCCGCAACCTTTCGGCCATCGGGCGATTGTTTTAATGAACCATTAATAGATTTTGCAACTTCATGATAATTAGCAGTATTTGCCGGTAACGCTGCCATTGTATCTGCTTTTACTGCATTAGCAATTGCATCATACATTTCGCATGCAGCAGTTCCGGCGGCTTCACCGTACATGGTAGCCAATTTGCTTGCAAATGATATCATTGCATTTCTATCGCCAATACCATTTGCATCAATCCATTTTTGCATTGTTTCGGCAGCACGCGTTCTAATCAATTCTTGTTCATGCGTATATTTATCCCATGTACTTTTTGAAATATTCATTTATTCCAATTCCTCAATTATATTGCGTCCCCTAACAAGCACCTCTTGCGCTCTGATTCTGCGAATATCTGCCTGCGAAAAACCAATCATTTCCAAAAATGTATCGGTACCGGCGAAGCCTTCGCGTGCGCTTGCAATCTTTAATGCTGCATCTGCGGTAACACTAACTGAAGGCATTGCAGGATTCTTGAAATGTGGAATTACATTCATTTCATCGCTTTCAAGCTTATCCATTGGCACTTTCTTAACAATTGCTTGTGCCATTCTTGCAATAGTGCGTAATGCATCGCCATTGGCTTTGTTAAGCTGCTCTGCCAATAATACCAATGTCTGCGACTGTGCTAAAATTGCATCGCTTGATGTGGGGTTAGCATCATTTACAACGCCGGTATCGGTTACGGTCAAGCCGGTGGCTGCACTAAACTGCGTAGCAAGTATTCTTATCATTTCCACATGTGGTGATAAGCTGCCCTGCTGCAACTGTCCAAATACCGGATTCTCACCGGTTTCCGGATTCTGTGTTGAAGCAATAATGCTGCCAACGTACTGCTTAAATTTATTATTAATAACTGCATCATACTGTTCATCAGTAATGCCAAGCAGATATTTCTGTGGTGTTGTATCAAACTCCAGTGCTATTGATGCATTAGCAATGGTTCTTACATAACCATCAATTAATGCTCTAATAGGATAATTGATTCTTGATGTACCGAAGGGCTTGTCTGAATCCGGATTCCATACCATTGGCACCATTAATGGCTGCCCCATTGCATGGTAATATGATTTGGCATTCCATTCGCCATTCTCATCCATTACAATTTCCCATATGGCATCATCGGTATATAAATTAATATGCGATGGTACCCATGTATTATTTTCGCTTTCGTCCGGTACTGAATCAATGATAGCGAATCCACAATCAATGCGCTGCTTTTCACCATTCCACAATGCTGCGGCAGTTCTGGGCGAATGGAATCTAATTTTGCATCCGTCTGCGCCATCGCTTGACAATGTAGCAAAAGTACATCCGAATTTTAATTCGTCCTTAACTGCTTTCATGTACTGACTAATAAAATTATTATCATCAATAATCTGCATTAACACATCAGATTCATTGCCTGCGGTTGATACAAAACCATCAAGCATTGAGCGTGAAGCTAATACATCAACGGTCTTTTTACCCCATTCGCATCCGATCTGCAAATTACGCATGCCATAAGGAAGGGCAATACCTAAATTAACATCGTCTAAACGCACAAAGCCATTATAGTATTTTTCTTTAATTGCGTTTTTGCCTGCATGCTCATTGAATACCTTAACCAATGTTTGCAGCTTGTCATATTCCGCAATTCCTAATCCTTTCACATTTGTTATAGCAAGTTCCATTTTTAACCTAACCTCATTTTTTTACTTGGATCACGTTTACTATTTTTCGCACCCCATAATGCAAGGGCGCATGCCTCAATGGGCGCTGAATTATCGCCGCCAAAACCAAATCCACCGGCAATGGCTCGTTTGGTTGATGTGGTGGCCGAATTATTCAAATCATCTTGTAATTCAAACCATGTTAATTTATTTTCGTTTACTGCATCAATCAATACTGATGTTGCAGCTATTACATCTTTAGCGCTTGGACGAATAACGCTGCCTTTATAGCGCCATGTATCTGCGATACGGTCAATTAATAAATCTGTACCGTTTCGGCCATCTATTACAACGCAACAAGCCTTCGTGTATCGCTCATTTAACCAATCAGCAAGCCACCGTGTGCCTTGTGAAGTCGGCCTGCGCTCTATTAATGAAATACGGGCAATTCCTGCCGCATCAATAACAGAACCACACAAGCAAACTTCTGAACCATCCACCGAAAACTTCACACCGTAAGCCGTCTTGCCTTGTGGCTTTTCTAATTTGCTTGTGCATTCTGCCCATTTGTTTTTATCAATAGCATAATCAATTACTTCTGTTGCAATTGGTGTCCACCAACCTAAACGCTCACGCGCGAATGTGTCTGCATCCATCTGTTCGCATTCACTTTCAATGGTGCTTTCGCGGATTCGCCTGCCTAATGCTGGATTGGTTGCCGCCCATCTGCTTTTATCTTTTACGTTTCCAATTTCATTTACGGAAAATTCTGTCCATGCAGTGCCAATACTTTCACCGGCCTGCACTTTTGTTCTTATTGTCCGAAATACATTGCCTTGGCAATTTTCATCCGGTGGAGTTCCTAAATATATTGTTTGTGGATTCTTGGACGCTGCAAGCGCCGGCAAAAACGAAGCCTGCTGCTCACTTGTTAATTCTTGCGCCTCGTCAAATATAAGACAATCACCATGCAAGCCGCGTCCACCGTTTCGGGTTCGTGCTACGAATTGCACTCTGCCACCATTTTTTAATATGATCTGCTCACGGCCTAATGCTGATTTAATTTCTTTTACATACTTAAATAATTTTGGTGATTCAAAAAGTGCCTTCAGTTCCATGAAGGTTTCTGTTGCAGTTTTCTGCAAATGTGCGGTATATATTACCCATTCACTATATATCACCATTCCAGATGCTATGCGGCCGCATGTATCAAGTGTTTTGCCATTCTGTCGCGGCACACTTAAACCACACGTTGATGCTGCCCAAATATCATCTTCAGTTTTTCCCATCCAATCCATTAAAACTTCTGATTGCCAAGGATCAACAAACAAACCACCAATTGATAATATTTTTATTGCATCGGAGCCATCTGTATATTCATATTCCGGTACAACTCTAACGGATGGTGTCTGAATGCCCATCAGCTTTTCGCTTTTCAAGGATTTCGCTGATTTCGTCTGTGTTGTCATTCATGCCTTCCATTTCTGCGATACGCGCCAACGTTTCGCGGTACTGCTTCGCCAACTGCGCCAAATCTCTGGCACCGGGCTTTTCATCTATTGCCCGCGCTAATACCCATAGCAGGCTTTTTAACTGTGTTAATTCGTCATCGTCTATAACTGTTACCATTGTAAATTACCTTCGCTCTATGGGGCTAAAAACGGCCTTACCCCTTGGGCATATAGCCTTCGTGTGTAAATCGGCGCTGGCCGGTGCTGGACTCGCCGTGTGGGCGTGTGGGGTACCCTCCCCCATATACGCCAATCAATATAATTTTCACCACTCACCATCCGATATATTAAGCCGCTTTTCACGGGTAGCGGTTGTTATTACTGGGTGCGATAAATCAAAATCAGTTTTATTCGATTTAAGGTTGTTGCACACATAGTGGGCGGCTTGTAAATTATTCCAATCTTCAGCAGCTTCCCGCGCTGACGAATAGCCAAATTGTTTCCATTTACTAATGGGTTTTATTTCATCAACTACGAATGATAATGGATGCTTTGCATCACTTGGTTCGTCATAGTGTATAGCGCCAAGCCTGCCCCGGCAAATCCCACACTCACACCCCATCGCTTTTAGGCGTGCCCGGTGTTTTCTGCGTAGGTTGCCATTGGCATATCGTGCGTTGTTTTTCATAAGACCTCCCCCGGTATTTTTTTGAATAGAAAAAAGCACCCATTAATATGAGTGCTTCGTTCTATTTACTAATAATTTTTCGGAGGTTTTCAATGTGTATCCATGCAAGATTTTCACAATATAATAATATCACGGTTTGCTTTGCAATACCCTGCAATCATTCGCAATTGTCTGCAATAAATGCCCCAAATGCTTCCAGTGCATCTTCATGCAGGTTGTATGCGTTGCGTTCACTCATATCTATGCGCTTTGCTACTTCGTACATGGGCAAGCCATTCAAGTAAAACCATTCGATAAGTGCGCGATATTCCGGATGCTCGATGCGGCGTACAATTTCGTATGCATCCCCCATAAGATTTTCTATGCTTGCCTTATCTTCTTCGATCTCCTGCTCACGGTCAATAATATCTGCGATTGCCATTTCGGTGTAGGTATTGGGTGATGACATAACACGTTCTTTGTCATACTGTACGGCAGTTAATCCACCGGCCTTATAGCGTAGCGCTTGCAGTTCGTATTCTTTATAGCGTATGTTTTTTTCAATATCACGAATACGGGTTAAATATTCTTTTGCTGCTTTCTGTGTATCTGTCATTTTACCTCCTTCGGCATATCCTCAATCATAGAAATAGCAAGTTCCCAAGAAGGTTCTGCAACTACTATTTCCCCGCCTTCGGCAGCTTCAAAATCATATGCCTGCTTTTGTGCCTCCATCTGTGCCAATAAAGTTTGACGATTAATCAAATCCGCAACCATGCTTTTTCTCCTTTCTCTTTGTTTTTCTAAATAATCTGCAATATATGTACATTCCGGAAATTCTGAATGTATCAAATCAATAGCTATGCATAATCCGTCATCAAGTCCCATTGCATGGGATTCATCAAGTGACATAAATAAAGAATCATCATTATCTGAAATACTGAAAAATTCATTATTAACCATTGTTTTGTTCCTCTTCTTCTGCATCCATCCAATCATCGTACCATGCGCAATCCGTGTTCCCACAATTAGCGCAATTCCCTAAGCACTCATCCATTGTTCTGCTCCTTCATTTGATCAATCACAAAATCATACATTTCCAATAGTTCTTCGGTGTTCTGTACCAAGTC